ATCGCTACCAGAACCTGTGTGACGTGCCGCACCCACGGCTACTGGACCAAACTTGGCAGCCGCACTGCTGGACTGTACATCAGTACCGCCTGCAACTTCAGACAAGCCATGGTCATAACGCACAGTGGCTGGACCAACTGTCACAGCACCAAACACAGCGTTTTGGATGCGACTGGTTGGTTTGGTGTGGATGTTGCCTGTAAAGGCAGCGTAGTCGTCGATTGGACTAAAGCTGCTGACAGCATCGTCATACGAGTGTTTTGCACGACCTGCACGTACACCAAAACCGTCGCCGGCCAAGCCCACAGTGCTTTCACGATCACCAAATGTAGTTGCGGCTGGAGCATCGGCACCAACACCTGTTTCAAACACAGCAGTAACACTCAAGCTATTGCTCAACTTTTCTGATGCTCGGAAACCAATACGACTGGTATCATTGGTCAATGCAGTGACAGCAGAGCCGGTGCCAACCTTGTCATTGTCCATGTACTGACGTACTTTACCGTACACAGACACTTGAGCCTGCGCTAGAGATGCGGCCAATGCCAGGGCCATTGCTAAAGCATATTTTTTCATGTAGTTTTCCTTTAAAAATTAATTTTTGTGCTACTCACACCAATTACTTAGTGAACTGTGATTTACCCAGTATTATTTCACCACTTGACTGGCTGCTTCTGCCTCGGTATAGGTAGATGGTATGAGATTTGCCTGGGGAATCACACCAACATACTCACTGGGTATAGCAGTGTCTTGACCAATTCCCACGCCGTTTAGCACCAGGAGATTGCGTCCTTCTCTCAGGCAGGCTACTATGGCCTGACCGCCTTGGGTGGCAAGATCGGCCACAGATTCAATAAACTGTGCTGGTCCATTGGCTTCGGTATTGGTTCCGTAGCCAGGAAGACTTTGCACAAAACTCATGACAGGGCCTCGTCCCGATACATCAAGATTGGCAATGTCTATGCTGGCCAAGGCAAGATTGTTGTTTTCGGAAATCAATTTTGCTGCCATTGAGTTGAAGTTGGAATTCAAAACACCTGATTGAGCAGGATACGATACCGATATTGCAGAAACCTGTACTGTGGCATTGGCAACCAGTTGCTGTAGTGCTTCATCAGCATTGGCATACGTGCCAGCACCGGTGCCTGCGGGTATGATAACTGGTCCAGTAACAGCATTGCCGTAGACTCCGTCGACAGTGTTCTGCATTCTGCTGTAGGTATTGATCAGCCCGGTCAGAATACCAGTGCTGGTCATACTGTTGATTGTGGATGTGGTGTTGCTTAGTACACTGGTATAGTCAACTCCAACTGCGGCTCCCAGTAGATCAGTAAGTACCAGCATTCCGTTGGGTCCGGTACCAGTGGCATATGAACTAGAATAGTATGCAGCCACGCTGGCAGGCACAGCCTGTTCTAGTGCAGATATAGATGGCAGATCCCTGGTGGTCTGCAGGTCAACAAATGCGGCCGACAGTTGAGGCAAGCTGAGATTGTTTATGTTTTTTATTTGCTGTAGACTGACCTGTATGGCCTTGCAGGCCAAGGCTTGGTCTGCTGGTATGATTCTGGCAAGTCTTTCGTAGCTGATTGTGTTCAGAGTGCCCAGAGTCATCACATATCTTGGCAGGTAAATCAACAATTTTGAATTCACTGTGCCTTGTGTGTTATCGTAGATGGCTCGTAGCACCGATGTGGTGTCTTGATTGTAGGTTCGAACTGTGAGGCTGGCAATGCTGTTGGGAAATATCTTGACAGGATTCAAAAGATCTGCCATGGTGTTTATATTCTGGGTAGTCACACCAAGAATGGCCAGCACCTGTTCTAGGTCAGTGCCTGTGACATTCAGCATGCCCAGGTATGCCTGATGTTGTACAGTGTCACTCACATTGACATTGGGATTGATGAGATTACCAACACTGTCTTCGTCAAGTCCTGCCTGAATCAGGGCAGCTCGAATATTTGCTGTGAGATTGGTCAGAGTGATTAGTTGTCTCAGCAGAGCTGCCGGAGAACCAAAATTACCAAGATTGTCAAGATCAATCAATTGTCCCAGTGCTGCCAGGTCTAGACCAAATGTTCCCATGGCCAAGGTAGTATCACTGAGATTGCCCGTGATAAGACTGTTCATTGTGGTAAACGTTGAACCAAGATAGGTCTGACTGTTCACACTGGTGTTGATAAATTGATTGGCCGAAGTCACATAACCTTGTGCTGCACTAAACACCTGCGCAAAAACCGAAACATTGCCATTGCCAAGATAGCTGGTGCCTTGATCAGTGACTATGCCGGTGAATCCAGATGTGGTGTTGTTGCCCAGAGACGCATAGGCAGCAGGTGTATTGTCAGCCAGTGCAGGCACAGTGTTTGCACAAAATGTAAACATACTGGTCAGTGTGTTTCCACTGATATTGGCTGCAACACTATTGCCCACAGTGTTGAAAAATGGTGTCAACAGTGATGTGCTGGTGTAGGCTGACACTCCAGAGGTCCAGGTATTGGCAACAGCCACACCACCGTTGTTGCTCAACGTGGCTCCGGCAATCATCTGCAGAGGTGTCAGTATACTAGCCATTATGCCGCAAACACGTCACTGCTGCCCTGGGCAATTGCTGTGCAACCCGACAAAGAATCGCCCACTCTGGCCAGAGGTTTGCCATTTACAAAAACCGTGCTGCTGCCCTGAGCAATGGGTGCAGTATGAGGGCGACAGGGTTTGCCTGGTTTTAGATGCACAGTGCTGCTGTCGCCTACTCTGGCTGCTGGTTGATTGTTGATGAACACATCTCCACTGCCGTTGGCAATGGTGTATCCACTGCAATGTGGAACTCCTCGATCACCTTTTCTCGCTGCTGCGGGCATGTTCAATCTCCATGAGTCTTAAAAATAAATCTGGCCATGCATTGATTTCCTCATGCTGTTCCTGGGAGTGTGGCTCGAGTGGTATTTCAGGCAGAAATTCTATCACATGATCTAGATCAGCAGGGATATCTTTGTATTGGTCATACACAAAAAGCTCAGTGCCTTTCATGATTACAAATCTATGCCCCATGCTGTATTTATGGATGCGAAATACCGAGCTGTTAGCCCAGTATCAATTTCTTTTCTGGTACCTTGATACCAGTCAATGCTTCGATGTACTTCATTTTGACTGAGTCATCAGTCTTGGATACCAAAGAAACGCTGTTGGTATTTAATCGAATTTCTTCCTTGGGATCTGCTGTGAACATGCTGGGCACCAGCCCCATGCCTTGCGGGCCCGGAGCAATGCTGACTGGTTCTTCCAGAGTGATCCAGTCTCCGCCGGACTGTTTGACCTTGGCCACCATTTCTTCGCCTGAGTTCAATTTGAATGTGTATACTTGATTGTGTTCAAGAGCTATTTGCATTATGCTAGTTTCTTTCTGAGTTCTGTAAATCCGCCCACCAGTTCTTCATCCAAGAAAATCTGTGGTAATGTGCGAGCAGTTGGTACTGCTTCAAATAATTGTTCACGTGTCCAGTCCTGACTCACGTTGCGTTCTTCATATTCAATGCCTCGAGATTCCAACAGTGCTTTTGCTTGAACGCAGAAAGGACAGGAGTCTTTTGACCATACAATTGCTTTCATTTAGTTTCCTTATAGTGCCGGTAGTGCATCGTAGTCTAATGCGTCACTCATGACGCCAATAACATAGTTAGTGCTTTCAGACTCTTGCAGTGCAGTTTGTTTGTTGCTGGTGTTCACATGCTTGTTGAACCAGGGGATAGGGGTTGAACGAGGCGCAGATTCCTGATACTTGATGCCAATTTCTTTGAGTGCAGCCACGGCTGTGTAGTCCACAAAGTCTTTGAGAATGTTGGCGTTGAGACCAATCACTGGTCCCTTGTTGAACAAGTAGTCAGCCCAGCTCTTTTCTTCACGGATCACATCCAGATACAATGCATACACTTCGGCTTCACATTCTGCCTTGGCGGCTGCAAAGCGTGGATCTTCTTTGACCACCTGATTGATAACATAACCAGTCCATTCCTTGTGCAGGATCTCGTCTTGAAGAATCAAGCTGATGATGTTGCCATTGCCCATGAAGATCTTGTTTTCTACCATGGCCAAACTGGTGGCGAAGCTGACCATGAAGCGGAAGGCTTCCAGAGCATAGCTGGCATGCAAGGCCATGTAGATTGCTCTCACATGCTCTGCTTCATCCACAGGCTGTCCCAGTTCCTTGGCACAGTTGATTCGGTGCAGGTCATCATAGTACCGGCCCACGCTTGATGCCATGTCAACAATCTGCTGAGTGTCGTGAATGGTGTTAAACACATCCTTGGGCACGTTGTAGATGTTGCGAATGATGTGGCTGTAGCTCTTTGAATGAATGTTGGTTTCAAAGAACGTCCAGTTGTAGATTAGTGCTTCCAGTTCAGGCAGGCTGCATACAGGAGCAAACACTTGACTGGGGCCGCGACCCTGCAGACTGTCCAGAGCTGTTTGACGCAGCAGGTTACTGGTAAAGATATGTTTGACTGTTTCGCTGGCATCTTTAAAGTCATTTGAGTCTTTGGTTAGACTGACTTCTTCTGGTTGCCAAAAGAAGCCTCGTGCTGTGGCTTCATAGTCTGCAATCTTTTTGTACTTGACTTCTTCAAAACGCTGGATGGTCACAGGACCCGATGGATCCAGAAACATCTTGCGGCTTAGATAGTCTGTTTTTGTTTTCAAGTTGTATTGTTGTTTTGACATTATTTTTTTCTTTCAGGGTGCATATCCCATACCACTAGACCAATCACGACAGCGATAAAAATAATTGCAATAATTGTATCAGTAGTCATAACATGTGATGAATTTAATATTTTCCACTGGCCAACACAATCTTGCAAATGTGTTCCAGTCGTTCAATGTGCTCGTAAGCACGCCATGGTGTGGTATCGACGGCAACCACTCCGTGTCCTTTGATACCCACAATGTCGTAGGCAATGTTGCCACGATCATCCAACTCAAGATGATGATGACATTGATCTGCTAGTTCTTGGCTGATAGGTGCTACATCGCCCACATTATGTGCCACTCGGGTGTAGCGATTGAGTTCTGGGAACGCATCACTGATAGTGCTCAAATTGATACCAGCATGCATGGCTGCAATACAGTAGGTGGGGTGAACATGTACCACTACTCGCACATCGGTTGAATGCTGTCCCATTTCTCGTTGTAGTCCAAAGTGCAGCGGTAGTTCACCACTGGGCTTGAGATTTTTACTGATGTCAGTGTACTCCATCTCGGTCCAGTTGTAACGATTGACTGGTTGTTTCAGTATGGCAATCTTTTTGAACTGATCCGGCTGTAGTGTTTGCTTGCGCACACCACTAGGCGTGATATAAAAGTGATCACGGTCGTGGTGGCGAATACTCACATTGCCATCACGGCTGGTGATCCAATTGCGTTTGTACGCATCCAACATCACATCACAAATAGTTTCTAACATTATAATTTACAGCTTTCGCAATCTTCTTGGTCATCGAAGTCAATCACTCCCAGTGGAGCGTCTTCTGTAACATTCTTGCTGCCGGTCTTGTTGATCAAGCTGTAGTAAAAAGTTTTCAGACCCCAGTAGTGTGACTGCATCAAGTTACGAGCAATCAAGGTGGTTGGCACCTTACGGTCTGCAAAGTGCGCAGGATTATAAAAGGTATTGGTGCTGATTGACTGATCCACATAGGCAGCAATAACCGCTGCGGTCTTCAAGTAGCCGTCACAGTCTTTCTGTTCCCACATCAACTGATACCGATTCTTGAGTTTGTGATATTCTGGGACCACCTGTGTCAGGCTGCCGGCCTTGCTTTCTTTGACTGAGATCAAGCTCATGGGCATTTCGATACCATTGGTTGAGTTGATCACAACCGAACTAGATTCCACAGGAGCCACTGCCATTTGTGTGGCATTGCGTACACCAAACTCTTTCATCTGTGTGCGTAGTGTTTCCCAATCTAGTTCAGGAGCAAAGTCTGCCAATTCGTTAACACCGTTAGCACGTAGTTCCCAAGGAAATACCCCTTTGCCATAACGAGTATGATCCGAACCTTCGCACTTACCGCGTTCCTTGGCCAGTTCAACACTTGCTTCAGTCAAGTAGAATGCCAGGTGTTCCATCCAGGTTTTGACTTCGGCCAGAGCCTCTTTCTCACCGTACCTGAGGCTTCGTTTGGCGTGCCAGTAGGCCAAGTTGGTAACTCCAATACCCAGCGGACGAATTTCGTCGTTGCTCAGTTTAGACTGGATGGATAAGAAATCTTGATAATCCAATATGTTATTGAGGCTTCTATGTAGAATGCGACAAGCCCTACGCATGTCTTCTGGGTTACGGAAAGCGCCCCAGTTGATTGAGCCCAGGGTGCAAAGTGCGATACGACCAGTATCGTCATCCAGACGTTTAAAGGACTTGGTAGGCAGCAGAATTTCACAGCAAAGGTTACTCTGATAAATGGTGTGGTATTCAGGGTCAAACGGTCCTTGCTTCATGACATTGTCAATAAACACAAGATAGATACGACCTGTGTCAGTGCGTTCTTTAAGAATGCCTGACTTGAATACTTCTTCTGCGCTCATGGTCTTCTTGCGAAGGTCCTTGCGCTTTTCGTATTTGACATACAGCTCTTCGAACAGTTCAGTGTTGCTGTAGAATGCTTCGTACAGGTCCGGAACTTGATTGGGGTCGAAGAAGGTTATGTCTTCTTTGTTTTTGAATCGTCTCCAGAAGAAGGCAGATAGCACCACACCGTAGTCCATGTGTCGCACTCGAGTTTCTTCTGTGCCTTGGTTGTTCTTGAGCACAATGAGGTCATCAAACTGGTGATGCCAGATAGGATAGAACACGGTGGCTGACGCATTACGAATGCCACCCTGTGAACATGAACGCAGATCACCAAACCATTTCTTCAAGAACGGAATCATGCCTGTGTGCATGATCTCACCACCCCTAATGGGACTACCCAACGGTCGTAGTCGACCTATCTCCAGGCCAATACCAGCTCGCTTGCTGGCATATTTGGCCATCATTTCTCCACTAGCAAATATAGAGTCCAGATCATCATCACTGCGAATAAGAACGCAGCTAGAGAATTGTTTAGTAGGAGTTCCAAGACCAGCAAGCACAGGAGTAGCAAGAGTG